TTGATATTCATTAAAACTTTCCTGCACCTTTTTATAGAGCCTAGATCCTTTTATATGGTGAGGTAATGCTTTAGTGAGTCTATGTCGGTATCGGTATGATGCCTTATATATGGGGTTTGGAGCATGACCTAAAGTATCCATGATACAATTATTTATAATAATTGGATCTTGATCAGTAGCTATTGCCATATTAAATATACGTTCTACTGGTCTATTCATAAATACAGTGTCCATCTGTACTTCAATGTCTCGACCTAAAAAATTTGCATGAGTTGGCGACTCATGATAATCGGACATTAATAAACCTAATCCATGTCTCCTACCTTTTTCTGTGCTATATACAAGATTAATAGCTGCTCTTAATCTATCAATACAAGCATCTTCTACAATTAAAAGTACATCATCTCCTGCTACTTGAATAAACAATTCATAAAATTCAGCAGAATCTATTTGAGTAACTATGCCAGCTAAATGACATATGTACCAAATTACCATAATTATTCTAATGGTATTTCCATTAGATGTACCAAGTGGGTCTCCTGAAGGAATAGAGTTTGTAGATCGTCCTCTAGCCAATTCAATATTCTGCCTCTTGAATCTTCCTTCTTCATAATGAATCACAAATCTTTTATGCATATTTACAGCAGCTTTAAATAAGCTATCTATTTCAGCTCCCTCAAATCCACAGTCTTCTGATATATTTACGAAATGAACTCGAGCGATTTCGTGATCTATAGCTGAAACTAAAAAATTATTCTGATGAGAGTCGTGTTGTGCTCCATCCCAGCTCACGAAAATTGGGTTTTTAAAATGTCTCCAAGCAGAAGTCAAATTTTTAGCTAGACTTGAAGGATTATATCTCAAAGCTATAGCTTTACCTATAGCTGTATCGTATTGAACCCAGTCTAACCATCTTCTTGAAATCATACCCAAAGTTGCTTTCACCCATGCTGGAGGATTAAAAATGAACCTTAATTTATAATCATCAGGATTTTTCGATCCCAATTTATGTTGAGCTTCACCGTTCTTTCCCATAACATTGTATGTGAAAACAGATCTCATTCGGTCTTTAAAATTTTCATAACCTCTTTTATAGACTTGTTTCTTCCTTGAAATAACCCCCTTCAAATAATCTATAAAAGTTAGTTGCTTATGTATATACACTAGATCATGAATTTTAATTTGAGACCAACTAGTGAAGTCATCAATCATATTATCTACAAAAACAGCTGGATTTCCTTGTCTACATAATAGTGCCCACAACATATATACATAATTGTCCAAAGGAAATCTAGGTGTATTTCTATGATTAGCTATAATATTAAATTTAGCTTTTTGAGCTACCTTTCTAGCATCTGAATAATATTCTTGTACATCTTCATGTAGTGGTGTGAAGTGTATTTCTACATTCCGACTCTTGAGTTGTGTGGATACCAGATGAGCTCTTTTTGATTCAGATATGTCAACAAGTAAACTTTCTGTTTGTTTTTCGGGGAGTTTAGCTGGATCAAAATAAGAGACCATCTTACTGAGCGCACCGAAAACTAAAGAGGAAGCACCTTCTCGACCTGTTGAATCACCCATTTGAGCTAGGGTATTAAAATTCAATTCATTTAAACCTTGAGAAACTTGTCCAATCTTCTCTTTAAACCACTGATTATTAGGACATAATCTAGAGAAAATCTTTTTAACAATTGCAGAGTGTTCATGCATAACCTTCATTAATATCACCAGATATTGAATTCCAATTAATATATACATTAAGTTTCTCCAAAATCCAACATAAGATAAGTCTTTCAAAATCTCATCTCTATTATAAATAAAAGCTGGAACAAACCAATCAGAGAAAATTATTCGTACGAAAAAAACAAAGCTAAGAACTAGGGTCCAGTTTCGCATACCCCGTGAAACTTTAGTCCATAAGTGTTTGGCTAAGGCATTAGTTTCTTCATAAGGACATACATAAATGAAAGGTAGAATACTGTATATCCAGGGGAAGTAGGTCATAGTTACAATGCTGGTTATCAAAGCAATCATAAAAAATGTTAACACAGCATTAATAGATTTATCTAACATCATTGACAATAAACGTTCCATTTTTGTTAGATTAATCTGTGATATTGTGAAAAATTTATACTTCTTATCAACAATATCTTTGATAAGAGGATCTTTCTTTGCTTGTTCTATGAAGTGTCTCGATTCTTTTGGTACCCAGGTTTCTTCCAATTTATCTATTTCATAAATTAACAAGCATTTTAATCTCTCATATTCTTCCGTTGAAGCAAATTTTCTGTCGTTCAAAACACCAACATGAGCTATTAAGCTTAACATTGCTTCATTCGGGTTGTTTTTGAAGGTGTTTATTGTCGGACCACCTTTTGATGCTAGCCATGTCCTAATTACTTTCATCAAATATTCATCTGTAGGTCCATAATTGTCTCCAAATCTAGCACTCTCAATACATTCATCTTCATATTCAGCTTTCTTAACCAAAGTTAAGTCTACCCAATCAGAAAGTGGATGTGATTCTACCTGAAGATATCCATTATAAGCTACTTGATCTTTATACCATATATAGTTTTGCTCTAATGGAGACTTCATGAATAGACCGTGATATGAAACCTTACTACTTGAGACAACTATCTTATTCAAATCTCTAGTGGAAGAAGTTCCCTTGTGACCACGTGCTGTAGTAAACACAACAGCATAGTCGGCTCGGCTAAGTGAGAATTCATCAAATAATACCATCTTAGTGGATTCTACCTTGAAGTCTGTTGGATAATAATGACTGTAAAAGCTTTCAGACTTTGTCAAATATTGAACCCGACCTCGACCAACGGAATTTAATTTTGCTACATAGTATAGTCTGATCATGTTTAACCATGAATTTCCAGATCCATCTCGACTATACACAATAGGTAAGTAATCTTGTAAAGGAGCAAATTTGGTGTTCTCAAGGAAATTATCATAGTAAGCTGCCCTAGTATCCCGCTTCTTTGGTGCTTCAATAGTTCTCATTTCAGGGATTGTTTCTGAGAGTGGATGTGAAACTTGATTCACATCGAATGTTGCATCTTTCCATTTCTCTATGGTATCATCAGAATGCATACTTCCCTTCATACAAGGTCTTTTGTCTGTAGATGAAGGAAAAAAGTATTTTGTATCAAACCATGAAATTATCTTGGAAAATTTGTGTGGAAGACTATCTATCAAAGAAGTAGGCGTATATAAATTCCAATGATTTGGTGTACCTCCCAAACTAAGTTCATTTCCAATAACAATAACGTTACTTCCTTTATATACTTTCATTCCTGGCCATCCTACTATCTTACCGTTGTCATTTACAACCAAAGTAGCTTTCCATCCTTGTCTAGCTGTCATTTTCTCTACCATGTTGATTAATTCATCGTCTTGCATGTATTCATCGGTGACTCCTCCCATGTATCTCTTAAATTTCATAGCTTCGAAAACTAGGTTGACATTCTTGTATTCATTGCCATAATACTCACTCACTTCTTTAAGTACGTCTTGTCCGCAATTATAGACCCATGACTTCCCTGTCATCGTCTTTGGTGAGCATAAAATACCCATATGATAATTACCTCCATATTCTATGAAAATAACACCATATTTATAACAGTCTGCTTGGAGCGATGCTGCTTGAATTCCGTGAGCATTCAAGGCACATATAGCAGCATTAACATCTATGTCTTTACCGAGCTTACTCTTTATCGTCACGTTCTTTATCATCTCTTCTAGCATCTTATTATATACTGTAGTCGATGGACTTTTTTGATAATCATAATATCCTTCTATGTAGCGATCCATCCAATCAGGAGTGTAAAGCATATCATGATACCAAATAGCCCAACTTAAACAATACCCATCATCAGGCATCAGGATGATTTTCCCAGGACCATATTTATGGCTTCCAGCTGGTACAATTACCACTTGTTGTTTATCCGACTGAGCATCAATATTACTAGAATCTAGTACACTAAAATTCCCGATCATCTTCTTTATCTTAGACATATTCTTTATCTGAACTTTTCGGTCTTTTGTGTCTTTCTCTTCTGGTGATTCTTGGCTAGAACTCGCTGTGGAGACAGCTTTCTCCATCCTAGATTTAGCATCTCCATATTTAGAATATTGCTTGGCACTATTCTTTTTTTTTTCTCGATCATAGTTAACTTTAAAATTAGCCATACTGCCTAACCAGTATTGGCTAAAAGGGTCTTGATTGGTTCGAGTAGCTCTAATGGACATCGTGTTCTCATAAACGTGATGATCAATAATAATCCATCTAGGTGCTAGTCGCCAGTCAATTTGGTAAACTTCTCTATCCGTGTGTACAATTTTGTATTCATAAGCAAAATCTTTGATATCTAGGCTACAGAAATCTGATCTTAGAGCTTTCAACAACTTGTCTTTGATGGTGTCCTCTTTATGCTCTCTAGCATATCGATATAGTTCCCATCTTAAGTTATGTGTAGTACACATAATCTCTTGTAACGTTCTCAATGACCTGTCAAATATCTCAACAGCATATGGATATAAGAAACAATATCCATCTCTTGGCGCAGGTAACAAATTCTTAGGAAGTATTTGACTCCATAAGGAAACTGTACAAGGGCACTCAGCCAATATTGAGGATGTTAGTTCTCCCTTGTAAAGGGTGGGGGATTCACATTCCATTTCACATGAGCACTCTGAAACAGAGCTATCATCTGTGGAAGTAGTAAAGGGGCAAGAAAATTTGGTAGTAGTAAGTTTAATCATGAGTTGGGATAAGGGGTTAAAAAGTTAAAGAATGAATCATTGGTGAGCTACTGTGCAGGATGATTCCACCCG